TAGTAGTAGGCTCCCTAAAAAGCACTACACTAAAGATGGCAACATTAGAGGAACTCCAAAAAGAAATCAACAACCACGAGGGCCAATTGGTGATAGCCAGGCAGAAGGTGAAAGATGCAGAAAAGCAGTATGAAAAGGATCCTGACGACCTGAATAAAAGGGCATTGAGTGACCGGGAAAGCATTGCACAATCAATTCAGGGAAAAATAGATGAATTAAGGAGACAGCTGGCTGATCGTGTGGCAGCAGGGAAAAACATTGGCAAAGAGAGGGACCCAACTGGACTAGACCCTGGAGATCACCTCAAAGAGAAGTCAATGCTCAGTTATGGAAATGTCATTGACCTCAACCATCTTGACATTGATGAACCTACAGGGCAAACCGCAGACTGGCTGAGCATTGTGGTCTACCTGACATCATTCGTGGTTCCAATATTGTTGAAGGCTCTTTACATGCTTACCACCAGAGGGAGACAAACTACTAAAGACAATAAGGGAATGAGAATTCGATTTAAGGATGACAGCTCTTTTGAAGATGTGAATGGGATTAGAAAGCCAAAGCACCTGTTCTTGTCAATGCCCAATGCACAATCTAGCATGAAGGCAGATGAGATTACACCAGGTCGGTTCAGGACTGCAATTTGTGGACTATACCCAGCCCAGGTGAAGGCAAGGAACTTAATCAGTCCTGTGATGAGTGTGATTGGGTTTTTAGCCCTTGCAAAGAACTGGACAGAGCGGGTTGAGGAATGGCTTGACCTCCCGTGCAAGCTACTATCTGAGCCATCTCCAACGTCTTTGACCAAAGGCCCATCCACCAATCGTGACTACTTGAATCAAAGACAAGGAGCGCTTGCAAAAATGGAAACAAAAGAAGCTCAGGCTGTGAGGAAACATGCCATAGATGCTGGCTGCAACCTTATCGACCATATAGACTCACCATCATCAATCTGGGTCTTTGCAGGAGCACCCGACAGATGCCCTCCTACCTGCCTGTTCATTGCAGGCATGGCAGAGCTAGGTGCATTCTTTGCTGTTCTCCAGGATATGAGGAACACCATCATGGCGTCAAAAACTATCGGAACATCTGAGGAGAAGCTAAAGAAGAAATCATCTTTTTACCAATCTTACCTACGGAGGACACAATCTATGGGGATACAACTGGACCAGCGCATCATCGTGCTCTTCATGGTTGACTGGGGAAAAGAGGCAGTTGATAGTTTTCATCTTGGTGATGATATGGATCCTGAGCTCCGGGGCCTGGCACAGGCATTAATTGATCAAAAAGTGAAGGAAATATCTAATCAGGAACCGCTTAAGCTTTAATTGTATTTGTTGCATTATCCCATGCTTTATGTAATCCCACGTATGCTGCATTAACTGCTTGGACTGGAATTATTATACTACTGATTGGTGAATGTATTTGCACTAGGGGTTGGGTTGGGTGGGCCATTTATCCGTTATGTAATCTCAGGGTGGTTTAGGACGTCACCTTAAGTGACTTTTTTCTGTATATATGGATGTAGATTTCATTTGATCTGTACTAACATCTTATTTCCTTCTTTTCCTTTCTTTACTAACAACAACTACCTACCTCAAAACAACAACACTACCTCAACAACTACTACCTCATTGATTTGCTTCCTGAATGTCTCTTTAGGGAGTCTACTACTA